TTTGTGTTCTTATTTACAGGAACCATGTTTGACTTGTGCATGGTTGCGATACCTGTAATAAAAGAACCTGTGTACGTATTTGATTTGGACTTACCAACAATAGGACCTGTATAGTCACTTGTTGGTAGAGAACGTGAATGCTCCTTGTAATTAGGAGCCTTGATACCTGAATTCTTTATTTTGTTTTTAAGTTGTGATGGATGTACGCCACGCTTCATAAGCCATGCATCATGCTCAGCTTGACCTTTTTGCCAACCGGCTTTACGAAAGGTTTTACGCTTTTTACTGTTGTTATTGTTGTAATATACTGGCATTAAGTGCATTGTCATAATATAATCCTTTTTTTATTATAGTTATATTCTACCATATTTTATCGTGATTGTAAAGGAAAAAAATCAAAATAATTGAAATAATTATCGCAATAGAGAATCTAAGCATAAATCCTACTATCGCGACAACCGTTCCAACAAGAATAGCACCAGCTACTGCGAAGAAGAGGAGTTGAAAGAATAGTGGTGCTAATTCCTGTATCTCTGCAAAGGTCATGTTCTGTACCTTTGTATCTCGTTTGGTCCAGAATTACTTGATAATTCTGGACTCTTATTCTTTAAGAAACTAATCTCCTCATTAAGCTCTTTGATACGTTTATAAAGAGCGTACTTTTCTTTAGTTTCTTCTGCTAACTGCTTTTTTAATATATCCACTTCAGTGGATAGTTCCATCTGGTTCGTCATCATCATATTCTTCCAATTTAAAAACAAACTCCATACCATTATCATTATGAGCCTGATGAACCATTTCACCGAGCTGATACTCATCACCTTCTATGGTAAAGACTATTTCATTTTCTTTATTAAATTTTTTAGCGGCTGCTTTTTTAAAATTTATTACGTTAGACTTTTTTGACATATTGCCTCCTGTACTTTCTTTTCATTGTTTAAGTAAAACTTGTCCATCATTGTTACTTCGATGGAGTTACAGATTGTGAAGGCAAGACTTTCATTTCTTTCGCAAAGTCTTTCAACAAACTCAACTTTATGTTGAGGTGTCATTGATTCTAATTGATCAATAATTTTATTATAATTGTACATTTCAACTCCTAAATTTTTATTATACTTATATATTCTTTTTTTAAAACTCGAGTTATTGTAACTCGAGTATTTTAAATTTTAATGGTTTTGTGTATAAAGATTGTAATCTTTTAAACTCTTTACCGAATTCTAGTAAAGAAATATAAAAGTATTCTTTAGTGTTGTTTGGATATGTAAGTTCTATATTAAACATTTTAACTCCTCTTTTTTCATTTTATAATAATATTCTACCATACTTTTTGGTAAATGTACACAAAAAAGTGATTAACATGTTAAATGTTTAGAATGAACCCTACAACCTATAAACTCGTTATAGTAATCATCTCTAAATAAGACATTGTTTTCAAATTGGAGTTTTGCTTCATAGTAAGACATCTCACCTTTTGTCTTACAAAGCTTTAGTATTTCCCTCTTAAATTTCTCTTCGCCTGATTCTTCCACAAGTTTTTGTATTTGTGATGAACTGCTAAAATAGGTTTTCCAGTCAGATTCGACACGCGTTCGTACTCTTCTTTTACGTGTTTTATTGATGGGCAATATTTTAGGTTTCCAGAAATTCTTCTTTCCAATATATTTTTTGTTGGTATGAAGTTCGGTGATTTGATATACAAAACCTTGATACTCCTCTGGTGTTAACTCAAAAAGTTCATTATTATAATACCACATGTAGTTATTTATTCTTTTTTATTCATGGCACCTTTTAGAACAAGAGGACTGCTTGCTTGAAATATCGGAGAACCTATACTAACCGGTAAGGGTCTTGTTGGTTCGAACTTAGGAAGTAATGGTAATAATATTAAGAAATGAAAGAAATAATATCCTGTTGCTATTCTACTTGCAATAACATACCAACCTTCTGCTGGCATTGCACCAAGATAGCCAAGCAAAATACAGTCTGCAAATAATATCCAGAAAAACATTTTATATAGTGGCCTAAAGTTCGAACTTCTTATCGGTTGTCTATCTAACCAAGGTAAAACAAATAAGACCACTATAGCACCAAACATTGCTAATACACCACCAAGTTTATCTGGCACTGCTCTTAATATAGCATAGAAAGGTAGGAAATACCATTCAGGTACAATATGTGGAGGAGTAACCATTGGATTAGCTGGTATGTAATTATCAGGATGTCCCATAAAATTTGGAAAAAAGAATACTGCAGCTGCAAATAAAGTTAAGAACACGCCAAGTCCAAATAAATCTTTTATCGTATAATAAGGGTGAAACGGAATCGTATCTTGCTTACCCTTGATGTCAATACCTATTGGATTATTAGAACCAAACTTATGCAAAGCAACTAAGTGCAATATTACAACACCTACTATTACAAATGGCAAAACAAAATGCAAACTAAAGAATCTATTTAAAAGAGCTTGATCAACACTAAAGCCACCCCACAACCATGTGACAAACTGCTCACCTACTAAAGGAATGGCACTAAATAAATTAGTAATAACTGTCGCACCCCAAAAACTCATTTGACCCCAAGGTAAAACATAACCCATAAAAGCTGTGGCCATCATAAGAAGTAATATTAATACACCTAATATCCATAATAATTCACGTGGTGCTTTATAAGACCCGTAATATAATCCTCGAAAGATATGTATATATGTTACTATAAAAAAGAAACTTGCACCATTCATATGAATGTATCTTATAAGCCAACCATGATTAACATCACGCATTATTCTTTCGACACTATCAAAAGCATAATCAACGTGAGCTGTATAGTGCATGCTTAAAACAATACCTGTGATAATCATTATCACAAGTGTAATACCTGCCAAACTTCCAAAGTTCCACATATAATTTAAATTTTTTGGCGTGGGATATTCTGTAAGTTCGTGATGCAAGAAAGAAAAAAGACCGAGTCTATAATCTATCCAGTTAACAACAGGGTTTTTAAATTTAGGTTTTGCCATTAAAAGTCTACGTCTATTCCATTTATACTATAAGTCTTACCATTAAAACCTTTATCCATTTTTTCTTTATCAGACATGTTCTCACTATTAATTCTAACCCATGGATTGAACTTCTTCTGCTTCGGCTCTTCTTCCGCAGATTGGACAGTAAGTAGGTTCTTTATACGCTGCCACATATGAAGTTTCATCACATTCTTCGCAATCTATCTGGTAATCTTTCAAGTATCTGTTTCTTTCTTCGAGCTGTGGCTGTTGACCACTCTGCTATCTCTTGAGTTGAACGACCGCAACCTATACAAAAATTATCTTGTAAAGTACAAATTTTTATACAAGGTGAAACGACTTTAGAAATCGATTTCACAGGCGCCACCTGCACAGGCGGCTGCAGCGAGTGTATCAACATCAGTATATTTTCTTTCTTTAATATCTTCTTTCCAATCAACTGTTTTAAGTGTTGACTGTATCTTATTCCATTTATGTAATAAATATGCATCCTTCAAACAATGCTCTGCAAGTGATGTATCTGAATCTAGGTAATTATCTGCAAATTTTCCAAACCTTCTAATCCAGTCTCTTTTTAAAGCATTTTCTGAAGTTTCTAAACTTATGTCTTCGCCAAATCCTTTGGCAGTTGAACATGCATCCCATAAATTATTAAAACATTTTAAAGAATCGACTACCATACCTGAAGCAAATACTGCTGCGTCTCCGTATTTTTTAACCATATCTTTTGCAGAAATAACTGCAGTGTTAGGTGCTTGATTATAATCTTTATCACCTGTCATAGGTAAAAATGATATACCAGCAAAAGACTTTCTATTTTCAAAAACATATCTCTCAACGTCGTCCCAGTTATCAACAATAATTGTATTTGATACGTTATGTCTTATACCGATGTCAGCACACAGGTCTTCGTTAGTACCAGCCTCAACCCAATACTTTTGAGCTTTCTTTACAAGTTCTAAATGTTTTATTCCTAACAAATCATCTTTATACATTGATCCTTTTTTAGGTAGTATTGGAAAAGATACAACTACATCTGTTCCACCAGCAGACCATACAGAATCTTCAACCATATAAGGATTAGTCTTCATTATTGCTTGAGTTATTTCTGATTCTTTATTCATCTGTACGTTTCTTATGTACATATTTGAATGTTCAGCATGAATACCTGAAGCAGTTTGAAGTAAAACAGATGCGTTACCACTTGGCTTGACACATGTAGTTCTTGCCGCAGGATTAATTTTAATTATCTTTGCAACCTCTCTGTTTACTTCTTTAACAATCTCTGCACCTTTCTGTAAGATTCTCTCGTCAAAAAGTATGTCTGGATTATTCATCCATCCTGTAATTGAAACTCCAAGTAAAGCCTCTCTATCAAAAATAAGTTTTGATGTCTCGGTTAGAAACTTGAAGTCAGTGTACCCTGCCTGTAGGGTACCGAGGATAGACGCTGCTCGGCATGCCTTATAAAAGTCTTCCTCGGTATTGCATTTGCCTCCGTTAATTTCAGTTAGGTTACAACCTTGCCAACCTGACTTTTTATTAATCTGCGGAAACATACCGATCTCTACACATGGATTTGTAGTATGTTCTGTAGATTCAACGAAGACGAATCCTGGTTCGCCAAACTGTTTGACTGATTCCATTATCTTGCCAAACTCTTCTGGTGTAGTCTTATCTCTTACAATAACTGCAGAGTTGTTTGATCTACCTCTTTGTGGGTTATCCATGAACCAATTACCAGTTTTAGCATTCATCATTTCATCATCGTCTGGTGAAAATAAACAAATTGTTGCTGATCTTCTTACACCACCTGATAATACTGCATCTGCTGCATGCATTATAATATCATATGCTGTGATAGGTTTTAACTGTAACGGCTCTTTGGAATCTAATACAATACCTTGTAATAAATGTTCTATCTTGTCTAAAGACCTACGTAAACCATTTGGCCCTGGCGCTTTAAATCCTCCTGATATATAAGCACCCTTTGGTCTTATTTGTGATAAATCGAAGTACACTCTTCTTCCTTCGTATTCTGGATATTTACCTCCACCAACGAAAAAAGAAGACATTAATACATCTAAAGCTGAAGCCCAACCTTCAATTGAATCTTCAACTACATAACCTTTCGCTTGTTTTGTTCTGTTTTGAATTTTTGGTAGTTTTTTAATGTGATGCTTCTGTACAGAAAATCCTGCACCTGCTCCACACAATAAAATATAAAACACCTCTCCAAAGAATGCTGGTCTATCTACGTATGATGACGTACAATTATACATTCTCATTTGGTGTTTCATTAGTTGCTCGCCACCAAACTGTAAAGCACGCTGAGCACCAAGAACACGTTGTTCTTTATATGCGGTACGAGCTTCTTCTAAGTACGTGGCTAATTCGTTATTGTGGTTAATATAATTTTTGTCGTGCATGTTTATAACACGATCAACCGCCTCATCCCAAGTTTCATATCTATTGTCGTCTTCTTTAAATCTTGAATATCCTTCGTAAAACTTGGTTTGGGACAAAAAATCTCTAGTGTCAACTTGTTGTTGCATTTTTTCCTCTGTCTAATTTTTGATTATTATAGTAATTATATATTAAAAACAAGTTTTTGTAAAGGACTTATTCATCATTTTTTGAAAAATATTTTTCAATCATTTCAATTCTATCATATGCTGCAGCCATCTTATCGAGTTCTGCAATTACAGCCTCAGTTACGTCACTGTGTTCTCCTATACCGGCCGGCATAGTTTGGTATACCTTAATGTTAGCTTTATGTACTTCAAGTTCTCCTTCAGCTTGTTTCTTAGCTGCCATTATTAAATGATCACCTGCTTTCATTCTATTCTCCTATTTTAGCATTCACTTTTCTATGTTTATTCCATGCTACCCAACCACCAAGTCTTAATGCCCAGTAAGCCAGATAGTTTAAAAAATAAAAACCATTTACTTCAATATTAATATCTCTGAATGTTTGATCCATCCATTTTTGAGTTTTAATTCCTATCGTTTTTTTATTCTTCAATAACAATGTTTCATACTTATATCCATAATCATGAATAAGTCCACCAATTAATAAAACACCAACAGGTGATAAAAATTGAGCCAAAAACTTTGGTACACTAGCACCATCAAACTTAAATCCTTTTGGTATTATATAGTTTTTACCCATTAAAGAATAATTAAAATCTTTAACTACTTCCCAATGTCTTGTTCCAAAAAACCATAATAATATAGCACCCCAAAATCCCTTACCTTTAGTTGCAATAGGAATCGGTTTCATATGCGGAAATTCTGTATATTTAAAATTTACTCTATTATCTATTTTTTTATCAAATAAATTTATTATGAATCCTATTATGACTAAAATAATAAAAATAGTCATTGGCCAAAATTGCATTGCCAAGTTTAAAATAAAATCCATTATTGATTCTCCTTACCTATAATCCATTTTAATTCGTTATTTTTATCTATAATAGTTTCTTGGATAGAATCAAGTTTTTTATCCAAATTTTCTATTTTTATTTCGTCCCATATTATATTGGCAATCAAAGATGCCATGATCGATTCTAACATATTATTTCTCTTTAGGTTTCACTGCCTTTTCATAGTATAGTATAATTTGATTTTGTTGTTCTATATATCTTTTTAATTGTTCTAAATTTAAAGCAAGGTTTTTAAATGATATAGGATCTAGTCCATAAATTACAAACTCACCCATACCTGCTTTTACTTTCTTAATAACTTCAGGCAGATTTTTTTCAGTTATTACTATAATCTTAGCATCTAACATTTTTACAGATTTTGGCTTTTGAGCCACTGCTATAGTTGGTGCTATTACTTTTTCAACAGTAACTACTTCTTTTTCTGGTTTCCAACTACAGCTACTTAGTAGCAGTATTGATGCCGTTAAAGATATTAACAACTTCTTCATTTATTCTCTTCTCTGTTTTTGCTGGATCATTGATAGTATTTTTAACAATGTCAGTCTTTGCTAAAATTTCAGAAATCTTTTTATTGTTTTCTTCTGCAATAGATAACTTAT